TTATTGCCATTCGACATTAAAAGGTAAAATCCTGCTATTTTACGACAAAAATGCATTAAATACAAAAAATCATTCAGAAACGTGAAGCACCTTTTGCCTCATCACCTTATACTATTCTAAGTCTTTTTGCGTCTCAACTTTACAGGACAATGCAAAAGGCACCCGTTTCCGAGTGCCAAAAATAGGAGGTAACATGAAATATCCTATATTTTCACAATACTATAATACCATATTTCGATGTGCCCTTTAGTGCCCTCTTTCAGAAATTTCAAAACTTCTTAAAGCTCTGCCATGAATTTTCAATACAGAACGGTAGTTGTAATCCATCTCCACCGCAATCTGCTCCCATGTCCTTCCCATCAGATACCGCCGAATCAGCACTTCCTTCTCCGCCCCGTCCTGCATTTTATGTATCCTGTCATGGATTTCCTTGTACTGCCGTACCGCCATAGCCTGCTCCTGCTCCAGCTGGCTGATGAGTGCATCCAGCCTCGCCACATATCCAGACAGGTCGCTGTGTGCATTTCCCTGTGGCATCCCGTCATGGTTCACGCTCGGAAACATCTGCTGACTGCGCAGCTCGCCAATCTGTTCTTTTAAACGCTGCGCCTTCCGTATGGAATATATGTACCCCTTAAGATATTCCTTTTTCCTCTCGTTCTCCCTCACAATCGCCAAGCTATCACCCCTCCAGTCTTTTCAGCCATCTTTCCTTTTTCCGCCGAATGATGCTGTATATCTCGGCGTTGTCCTCCGCATCCAACAGCAGCCCCAGTACGTTGTAGACATCCGCTGCCTCCTCCACCAGATTCCGCCTTGCCTCGTCTGCTGCCACGGGCGTAGGGTTGATGCCCGTCAATGCTCGCCGCAGCTTCAATGCCGCCTGCGATAATTCCGCACATTCTTCTGCTAATTGTGCTAACAGCTCGTCCTGCGGAAGGTGCTGTTTGATTTTCTTGTTAAGTCTATCCATGCTCAATCCTCCTCACAACCGCATCTACTCCTCAAATCACCCCATGCAGTTCCTGCATGGTTTCAAACCGCCTTCCGCACATTTCCGGCAGATTTGCCCTTACCAGAGCTTCTGCAAACGGCGGCGGCACCGCATTTCCGCAGCGCGCGACCTGCTTTGTTTTGCCATAGGCTTTCCCAGTGTAATCATGGTCGATGATGTAATCGGGCGGAAACCCATTCGCCGCGTACAGTTCCCTCGGAGTCAGCATCCGCAGTCCGATATCACTGATGAAGTACATCGTCCCATTGACATCTAACAGCAGAATTTCATCCTCTGCGATTGCATACCCACAGTACGCATTCAGCAGTTCTCTGACTTCATTCCAGTGATGCAGATTCATTTCCACCCGGTTCATTTTCACTGTGACAATGCCGAAATGTCCTGCGGATGTTGTAACCGTATGCAAAGGCTCGTCCGGCTTCTGCCCGATGCCCGTTTTGTAAAACTTGGAAATAAAGGTCTCCACAACACATTCCCTGTCCTTCGTGGTCGAGGTATGCAAGGGACTATTCACATCCAGTGGTCTGCCGTTCTGGAAGTATTCCGCCAGATATGCAACAGAACGCCCGTATCGGTTCGCCGCGTCCAGCGTCATTATCGGTTCATCCATCCCCTGCCCTCTCACTCTTTCCGATTGCTCTGTGTGATATTGAATCAGAGAAGGCATCGCAAGGTATTGTTTGCCGCTCCCAACAACCGTACTTAACGGCTCATTGATGTCATGCACCCTCGGTGCCTGTCCTTTTCGTTCCCCGTAACCAATAGGAACAATAAACGGCTCTTTATTCTGCAGCACAAATTTCTCAATACCTCTTGCAATGCGTTTCTGTGTATTTACCGCCAAAGGGCGCACAGCACGGATACCGTATTTTTCTTTGATTTCATCCGTTGTGTCAAAAATGGACGGGCATGGAATCGTCCAGTCGATAATCTCCGCCGCCCCTCTCCATGGCTTGCATTTTCCACTTTTTACTTCTTCGCTGTCCTTCGGTGCATGGGTGCGTTCCGGCCAGATAATCTTCTTTCCGTCACATCTGGCAATCAGGAAAAATCTCTTTCGGATGGTCGGCGCACCATAGTCCGCCGCTACAAGCTCCCGATGTTCTATCTCATAGCCAAGCACCTGTAGCTGCTCCTTCCACTTGCGGAAGGTTTCGCCGCGCCTGCTTTTCACAGGCTTTCCTTTTCGCACCGGACCCCATGTCTGAAATTCTTCCACGTTCTCCAAGATGATAACTCTCGGCTTAACCGTCCCCGCCCATTTCAGCACAATCCATGCCAGACCGCGAATATTTCTGTCTACGGGCTTACTGCCCTTCGCTTTGGAAAAATGCTTGCAGTCCGGAGAGAACCACGCCAGCCCGACAGGTCTGCCCCTCGTGACCTCCCATGGGTCTACGTCCCATACGCTTTCGCAATAATGCCTCGTTTGCGGATGATTCGTCCGGTGCATCAGAATTGCATCCGGGTCGTGGTTGATGGCTGCATCCACCGCTCTGCCTGTGGCAAGCTCTATCCCTGTTGACGCGCCGCCTCCGCCTGCGAAATTGTCTATTATCATTTCCTCAAAAAAATTTATCTGCCTCATGCCCTATCCCTCCAATCAAAACGGCAAATCATCCTCTACCTCAACCACGATATATCCGGGGCATCTCACTGTCCCCTTTTTCCATCTGGAAATCGAGCACAGTATATTTTCTCTCTTTGCCCCTCTCAGCCTTGCCAGCTCCGCCGCACTGTCCGCCACCGCAAGCGGAAGGGAAAGCCTATCCTTCGTCACTGCCATGTAAAGCCGTTCTTTTCCTGTTGCCTTATCCTTCATGCTGATACACCTCTTTCAGCCTATCGCAATATCTATCCATTTTCTTCAAATCCCCGTCATACAGAGCCGTCTGGATGCCTGCGAAAATAGCCTTCTGCTGCTTCACCCGTTCCGCCGTTTCGGCATCATGGCGCAGATTATTCTTCCCTTCTGTGATATAATAGGCAAGATAGGGCCGAAACTGCGTGCGGAGGGCTGTTACAATTTTCTGATATTCTGCGCCGTATTTTCCCAGTCGCAGCTCCGCCGGAATCGTCATTGCCTTTCCCTTGCGCTGTACCAACAGGCGGTATTGTTCAAATTCATCCTTTGTCATCGGGTGCATGGAATCCCTCCTTTCGTCTTGCTTTTTTTCAAGGGATATGGTATTTTTGCATCAGAGCCTATCCATGGCTTTTATTGTCGTATTTTTTATCAATACTCTTTTTCAAATAACTATTCCTTATAGAAAATGTGCGACCTGTACAACCTTGTACGAATTTATTTTTTTAAAAGTCGTACATCTAAAAGCCTTGATTTTACTGGGTTTCCTGCGTGTCATTCTGATTTGTACGACTTGTACAACCAAAATTCATCCCTATATATAAAAAAG